TACTATATAAATACCCAAACGCCAAGATCGTGATTGTCTACGGGCAGGGCAAGTCGACGAGCCGGTTCCATCTGCACATGATCTCGGACGGCATTCCGGAGGAGGAGATCGGCAGGATCTGGGGCCTCGGCAGCGTGATCGAGGTTCGGCATTTGCGGGAACACAACTATTACATGAACGAAAATGGAAACAAAGTCGACCACGGCCGGGATTATAAGGCGCTGGCTGACTACCTGCACGCGCATTGGAGAAAAGAGTTCGGCGGGCACAGGTACAAGGCAAGCAGGAACTGCGTCCGCCCCGAGCCGGAACCTGCGACCGAGGCCGTGCGCGAGTACAGCCCAAAGCATCCGCCCGTCGCCCCGCGCGGCTATATCCTCGTCGAGGCACGGACGACAAAGTATGGGTATCAATATTATAAGTATGTAGTCGATCCAAGATCAGAGCACAAGCGGAACGAGGCCGCTTTCTTAAAACCTCGTAAATGAGTAGCATTTTAGCACGAAAGGAGCGATCAGCATGAACCGGAAACCGGACACGCATCCGCGCACAGACAGAAAGCTGGTATGCACCCGGAAAGATTGCATCTGCCATGACTGGCGCTGCGAGAATTGCTGCGCCAAGTATCGCCATATCTCCGATTGCAAGGGCGCCGAGCCGGAAAGGGACGGAGGATGCAGGACGTGAGCAGAAAGCACAGCGGAAAAAGAAACGCGCCTCCACCGCCAGGCTTCCCGGCGCAGCTGCGGAGGTTGCGGGAGCGCTACGGCATGTCTCCGGAAGCGCTTGGGGAGTGCTGCGGCCTCTCGCGGAACATCATCCGCAAATACGAGCGGGGAGAACGCTGCCCGTCCGTTGATTCCGTGGTGAAAATAGCTGATTTTTTCGATATCTCGACAGACAGCCTGATTGGAAGACGAAGAAATTGACGGCAATCCCCCAACTGGGGGAGAATAAGCGAAAAAACATGGTAAGATATGAGCCATGAGGGCGGCACGCTCCCGGAGAAAGCCGGGGGCGCAAAAATACATCCGGGATTTCTGCCCCAAAAGAAAGAAATTGTTACCGCTGGAAACGGGAAAATACGGCAGTCTGAGTAAAATTATAAAATCAAAGAGTTGCAAGGGGGTGCATGGATGGCAAGGCCAAGAAAAGAGATCGATCAAAAGCAGTTTGAAAGCCTGTGTGCCCTGCAGTGCACCGGAGAAGAAATTCTAGACTTTTTCAACGTCACGGATCGCACCTTGAACGCATGGTGCAAGCGGACATATGGAGCGGGTTTTTCGGAAATTTTTCGCCAAAAAAGAGGGAAGGGGAAAATATCCCTCAGACGACACCAAATGCGATTGGCCGAAAAGAACGCCACAATGGCGATCTGGCTCGGCAAGCAGTATCTCGGCCAGACGGACAAGCCGGAAGAATCTGTCGATATGGAAGATACGGACGCTTACCTGAAAGAAGCGGGGATCGAATGAAAACCAAGACGATCGCCCCGTCCTTCGGAGAAAAGCACAAGGCGTACATACAGAGCGCAATGCGATGCACGATCTCGGTTGCGGAGGGCGCTGTTCGAGCGGGCAAAACCATCGACAACATAGCTGCATTTGCGGCGCTGATCGAAAAAGGCGCGCCGGACAGGATACACCTCGCAACAGGATCTACGGCGGCCAACGCGAAGCTGAACATTGGAGACGCGAACGGATTCGGGCTCGAGTACCTATTCCGAGGTCGCTGCCGCTGGACAAAATACAAGGGCAACGAAGCGCTCGTTATAAAATCCTGCGGGCGGGAATACGTGGTGATCTTTGCGGGCGGAGCAAAAGCGGACAGCTACAAGAAAATCCGCGGCAACTCTTACGGGATGTGGATTGCGACCGAGATCAACCTGCACCATGAGGACACGATAAAAGAGGCGTTCAACCGACAGCTCGCAGCGAAGCTGCGGCGTGTATTCTGGGATCTGAACCCGTCTTCGCCGGGGCATTGGATCTACCAAAACTACATCGACAGATTCCCGGAACGGCTCGGCGAGCGGTACAACTACCAGCATTTCACCATCCGGGATAACGCGACAATCACAGCGGCGCGCCTCGCGGAGATCGAAAGCCAGTATGACGTAAACAGCATCTGGTATCGCCGGGACATTTGCGGCGAGCGATGCACGCCGCAAGGGCTTGTCTACAGCAGGTTTGGAGCCGACTGCATTGTGCACGAGATCCCGACAGGTGGGGAATATTACATTTCCGTTGACTACGGCACGCACAACCCGTTTTCCGCCGGGCTGTGGCACGTCACAAGCAAGCAGGCTGTGCGAATCGCTGAGTATTATTACTGCGGGCGCGACGAAAAAGCGGAAAAGTCCCCAGAAGAGTATTACACGGAAATCAGGCGTTTGGCGAGCGGGCGAGACATAAAATGCATAGTCGCCGACCCGTCGGCCGACGCCTTTATTGCAACCATCAAAAAGCACCACGAATACAAAGTTCGCGGCGCGGTAAATGACGTGCTGGCCGGGATCCAGACGACCGATGAAATGCTGGCATCTGGGAAGATCAAGATTTATGAGGGCTGCAAAGATGCAATCCGGGAATTTGGGCTGTACAGATGGGACGAAAAGAGCGAACTTGATCGAGTTGTAAAAGAAAATGATCATGCAATGGATGATTGCCGATATATGGCAATGACGATCCTGAGAAAGAAATTCAAGGAGCATTCCTATATTCCAGAATTAGCGAGGTGAAAAGAACGCAAATGCGGACATATCAAGATTTTTTAGAGGTCGCGGAAAAATCAGACCAGGAACGGATGGCGTTCGTGCTGGCTGCGATCAATGCCCATAAAGCATCCGACATATACCGGCAGGCTTTGATTGCAAAAGAATACGACGCGCACAGGAATGTGACGATTGCTAATTTTCAAAAGCTGCTTTATACACTCAACGGGAAAATCATTCCGGACAACTACAGTCCGAACTATAAGCTTCGGAGCAATTTCTTTGCAAATTTCATCACGCAGGAAACGCAGTATCTGCTCGGAAACGGCGTGACGCTGAAAGAAGCCGCGAACAAAGGAAAACTCGGCGCATCGTTCGACGTTCGGCTGCAGGACGCAGCGCATGCGGCGCTTGTTGGAGGCGTATCGTATGGCTTCTGGAACCTTGATCATCTTGAGGTTTTCGACGTAACAGAGTTCGTTCCGATTCTCGATGAGGAAAACGGTGCGTTGCGCTCCGGGATTAGATTCTGGCAGGTATCCGATACGAAGCCGCTTCGCGCAACACTCTACGAGCCGGACGGCTTTACACAGTTCATCCGCAGAAGCGGAAAAAACATGGAGATCCTAGAGGCAAAGCGCGGATATGTATCTGTCGAGGCAAGTTCCGAAGCGGACGGTACGGAGATCCTTGCATATCAAAACTATCCCGGCTTCCCGATTATTCCGCTCTACGGCAACCGCGCAAGGCAGTCAGAGCTTGTCGGCCAACGCGAGGCGATAGACTGCTACGATCTCATTAAGTCAGGCTTTGCGAATACAGTTGATGAGGCATCAATCATTTACTGGACGATCTCGAACGCTGGCGGCATGGACGAGATCGATATGGCACGGTTCAAAGAGTCCATGCGGAGAATTGGTGTAGGTCTTGTGGACGACGACGGCGCGAAGGCAGAGGCTCATACGCTCACAATCCCAGTTGAAGCTCGGGAAGCGCTTCTTTCCAGAATCAGCGACGATCTTTACCGTGACGCGCAAATGCTTGATGTGACAAAAATGCAGGCGGGACAGAAGACGGCGACGGAGATCATGGCGGCGTATCAGCCGATGGACAACAAGGTGGATCAATTTGAATACTGCGTGATCGAGTTCCTGCAGGCGTTGTTTAAGATCGTTGGTATTGATGATGAGCCATCCTTTATGCGATCTAAAATAACAAATCAGTTAGAACAGACGCAGATGGTGCTGCTTGCCGAGAGCTACCTTGACGACGAAACGATTCTGAGCAAGCTGCCGTGGCTTACGCAGGAGGAAATCGCAAACATTTTGAAGAGGAAAAGCGCGGAAGAATTAGAGCGATATTCCACGAAAGATATGGAGGAATAGACGTATGAGCAGCATGGTACAGGGCGATGCGTACAGTCTGGCCGTCACGGTCAAGAACAACGGGCAGGCTGTCGAGATCGACGATATTGAGAAGATCGAAATGACGCTTCTGTATTTGCAGAAGTATTACCCAGGCCAGATCACATACGCGGACGGGAAATTCTATTTCCCGCTGGCGCAGGAAGAAACATTCCGCCTGCCGAAGGTCTGCCCGATGCAGATTCGCGTGAAATTCAAAAGCGGAGACGTGCTCGGCTCCGAGAAAAAGCAGATCGACGTATCTGCCGCGCTGTCAAAGGCGGTGTTGTGATGGGCGGCATTGAATTTGAACTCAAGAACCGCGCCCCGATCGACGTTTCCTTTAACGTTTCCGTGCGTGCCGGCGGCGGCTCCGGCGGCGGCTACAACATCGGCCCCGGATTGAAGCTGGACGCCGAAACCAACACCCTATCCGTTGATACGGCGGAGATCGTGGAGAAGGACAACACCAAGCCTGTCACCTCCGCCGCTGTGTTTGCGGAGGTAGGAAACATCAACGCCCTGCTGGCAACAATCTAAAGGAGTGATTTTATGAGCACACAAACCGAAATTACCAGACTACAGACTGCGCGGAACAAGCTGCGCACATGGCTCGTCGGCCTCGGCCTTGCCGCGAGCACGGACAAGCTCGACGCGTTGGCCGACAAGGCATCGGCCATCAAAAATCAGGGCGCGGTTGACGCCAACGTCAAGGAGGGCGAGTCCTACACCATCCCCGCGGGCTATCACAACGGCTCCGGCACGGTCAAGGGCGTCTCCGGCGGCGGCAACTACAACCTGCAGGCCAAATCCGTCACGCCGACGAAGGAGCAGCAGTCCGTCACACCAGATCAGGGCTATTACGGCCTGTCCGGCGTCGGCGCGATCCCGGAGAACTATCAGGACGTCTCCGCCACGACCGCCGCGCCTGCCGACGTGCTGGCGAATAAGGTCTTTATCGACGCGGACGGCGTAACGCAGGCCGGCACCATGCCGGACAACGGCGCAGTGGAGAAAGTGCTGGACGCCACGACCGGCAATCAGGAGTACACTGTTCCCGCCGGTAAGCACTCCGGCACGGGCAAGGTATCCGTCATGCTGGAAAACAAGTCCGCCACGCCCGCCGAGGCCGCACAGGACATTACGCCTACCAAGGGCAAAGTCCTCGGCAAGGTCACGGTCGGCGCGATCCCAGACAAATACAAGGACGTTTCCGGCGTGACTGCCGGAGCTGCTGACGTGCTGGACGGAAAGTTTATCGTGCTGGCCGACGGCAGCAAGGTCGAGGGCACCATGGCCAACAACGGCGCGATCGCAAAGACCATCGACGGCCTCACGCAGACCAGCACCGATATCCCGGCGGGCTACACCTCCGGCGGCACGGTATCGCTGACAGACGCGATCGAAACGGCTCTCGCCGCGATTTAAAGGAGGAACAGACATGAGCGTACAGACAGAGATCGACCGCATTATCACGGCAGTCGGCGCGGCGTATGACGCAGTGGAGGCCAAAGGCGGCACAGCCCCTGCGGCACAGACCATCGAAGGGCTTGCAGGCGCGATCAGCGGCATAAAATCCGCACCGACTACGCCGTATATGGAAGCGGAGTATGGTGTGGGGGAGGATACAGACGGCATCACGAACCACTATATCAAGCGCGCAAAACTCTACAATCACACGGCAATCTATGCGTATGAGTTCGCAGGGCAGAACCAACTAAAAAACCTTGACTTTAGTGATGCTTCAAATAATATCACGGCAATAGAAGCAATGGCGTTTAATCAGGCACAGGTGAATGGGCTGGTTCTGCCAAATACGATCAGCGTGTTAGGGAATGGATGTTTTAATTCTGCATACATCACAACGCTAACAGTTCCGCCACTTGTGACAGTGCTTCCAAACAATGCGTTTTTTATTATTCAACCACTCTACAATAATGAAACGGGGGAAGAACTTCCAATCAACATCATCCTGCCACAAAATCTCACAAAAATAGGAATCTCTTGCTTTGACGGTGCATCGATTAAGCAAATCGCTATACCGGATACGGTAACAGAAATCCGGGACGGTGCTTTTAACTACTGTGAGCAACTGGCATCGATTGCACTGCCATCAGGTCTGCAAAAAATCTCAAGCAGAATGCTCGCCGATTGCAGGAGTCTGACATCCATTTCAATTCCGGCATCCGTAACTGAAATCGCTAGTCAAGCTTTTGCAAGTTCCGGGCTTACATCCATCACAATTCCATCAACGGTAACGACACTTGGCAGTAGTGCATTTTATAACTGTGAATCGTTGGCACATATAGATATACAGGCACATGTAATAGAGATTCCGGAGGGTTTCGCAGAAGAAAGCGGCAGAACGTCAGTGACGCTGCCGGATACAGTAGAAACGATCGGCAGAAGCGCGTTTATCTCGTCCCGCGCCAGACTCACGGAGATCACTATCCCCGCCTCCGTCACGTCGATCGGAGATTATGCGTTCGCGCAAAATGTAAGCATGGCGACAGTTACATGCCTGGCTACAACCCCGCCGACACTCGGAAGGGATGTGTTCGCTCTCTCTACAGCATCTGTAATCAAAGTCCCGGCAGCATCGGTCGCGGCGTATAAAGCTGCCGACGGATGGAAGGATTATGCGAGTTGCATCGTTGCGATGTGAACGCCGAAAACCGGAAAAGGGAGAACACCATGGACACCAAAACCATCATCGTCACCCTCGTCTGCGCCGTGCTCGGCGGGGCGGATAGAAGTGTATGAGCACAAGCAACACCGCCGGGCAGAAAATGACAGACGCAGAGCTCGCAAAGCTTGAAAAGCGGATTGCTGCGATATACAGGGAAGCGTATAACGATCTGACGGATACGATCAGGGATTACTTCGGTAAATTTGCAGCGCGCGACGCGGCGGAAAAGGCGCGCATGGAAGCCGGGGAGATCTCGGAGGATCAATACAAGCTGTGGCGGCTTGCGCAGATCGGGCGTGGAAGGCGCTTTGAGGCGCTACGGGATAAGGTCGCAGAGCGCATGACAAATGCAAACGCAACCGCAATCGCCTATATCAACGACGCAACGCCGGGGATTTACAGCCTGAACAGGAACCTAGCAGCCTATATGATCGAGCAGGTGGCGGGGGACGTTGGATTCGATCTCTGGGATGAGCGGGTTGTGAAGCGCCTGATTGCCGAGCAGCCGGGCCTTATGCCATCATACCCGGAGAAGCGAGCACTCAAACGTGGGATTGATCTCGCATACGGGAAAAAGCAGATAACCGCCAGTGTCACCAGCTCCATCTTACAGGGCAGAAGCATCAAAGGCATGGCGGATGATCTGCAAAGCCGCATTACCACCATGAACCGCGACAGCTCCATCCGGACGGCCCGCACAGCCGTCACGGGCGCGCAGAACGCCGGGCGGCTGGATTCCTATTATGCTGCCGAGAAAATGGGAATCAAGTGCAGAAAACAATGGATGGCGACGCTCGACGGAAGAACCCGCCACTCCCACGCCATGCTCGACGGCGAGATCGTGGACAACGACAAAAAGTTCTCCAACGGCTGCCGCTACCCCGGCGACCCAAACGGTCCACCATCCGAAATCTATAACTGCCGCTGCACGCTGGTATCCGAGATCGAAGGAATCGACACCTCCGGAGGCAAGCGACGTGCCAGGGACCAGGCGACCGGACGGAATGAGCTGATTGAGAACATGAGCTATGCGGAATGGGCAGGGTGGAAAAAGAAAAATGGACGTTGAATTTATCGACAACTCAGAGGAAATCAAGGACAATATGAAAAACGCGCTGCTTCGTGCGCTTGAAAAGGTCGGAATAACGGCGGAAAAGTACGCGAAGCGGCTATGCCCGGTTGATACCGGAAATCTACGCAACAGCATCACGCACCGCGTAGACCAGGAGGAACCGGCGGTATACGTCGGAAGTGATTCTGAATATGCTGCCTATGTGGAGCTCGGAACGGGCAAGCATTATCCGGGCGGGAGACCTACGCCGTGGGTGTATCAGGACGCAAAGGGCAACTGGCACTGGACGCGCGGCAACAAGGCGCAGCCGTTTTTAAAGCCTACCGCAGCAGACCATAAGGGTGAATACAAAAGCATAATCGAAAATGAGTTAAAAAACGGATAACGCAAAAAGTTGGCGCAATCCCCCAGTTGGGGGATTGCGCTGTTTTTTGTATGGTAGAATTAGAGCGTAAAATCATACGTTCGCCCGCGAAGAATTGCGGCCAAAGGAAAGGAGAACGAAATGGCGCTTACAAGAAAGCTCCTGAAGGGCATGGGGCTGACAGAAGAGCAGATGGATACGATCATTGAGGCGCACACCGATACCGTAGACGGGCTAAAAAGCGACCTTGCACGGTATAAGGCAGACGCCGAAAAGCTCCCCGGAGTGCAGGCGGAGCTTGAAAACCTGAAAGCCAAAGGCGACGATGGCTGGAAGGATAAGCACGACAAGGTCAAAAAGGAATTTGACGACTACAAAAGAGAGCAGATGCAGAAGGAAACCAAGAGCGCGAAAGAATCCGCGTATCGGGAACTTTTGAAGTCTGCGGGTATCAGCGAAAAACGAATTGATTCGGTTTTGAAGGTCACCGATCTGACCAGCGTTGAACTGGAAGACGGCAAGATCAAGAACGCCGACGAGCTGCGCAAATCCATCAAGGAAGAGTGGGCGGACTTCGTTGTTACCACCAAGCAGAAGGGCGCGGACACCAAAGATCCGCCCGCAAACAACGGCGGCGCTATGAGCCGGGACGACATCTTCAAAATCAGGGACGCGTCTGAACGGCAGGCAGCAATCGCCGCCAACCTTAATTTGTTCGGAAAGGAAGAATAAACATGGCAGCAAAGACCAATCTGACGATGACGAGCGACGTTCAGGTAACCGCTCGTGAAATCGATTTTGTAACCCGCTTTGCGCGGAACTGGCAGCACCTGCGCGACATTCTCGGCATTATGCGCCCCATCAAAAAGCAGCCGGGCACCGTCCTGAAATCCAAGACCGCAAGCGTGACGCTCGCGCAGAGCGTCGGCGAGGGTGAAGAGATTCCCTACTCCAAAGCGACTGTCATTGAAAAGGACTACGCCAACATCAACGTCGAGAAGTACGCAAAGGCTGTTTCCATCGAGGCGATCAAGGAATACGGCTATGACGTTGCCGTCGCCCTGACCGACGAGGCGTTCCTGTATGAGCTGCAGACCAATGTCACCAATCGGTTCTACGATTATCTGAATACCGGCCTGCTGACCGTCAGCGAAACCAACTGGCAGCGCGCGCTTGCAATGGCGAAGGGCGCTGTTATCAACAAGTTCAAGCAGATGCACCGCACCGCGACCAACGTTGTCGGCTTCGTGAACGTGATGGATCTGTACGATTACCTCGGCGGCGCCGATATCACCATCCAGACTGAATTCGGCTTCCAGTACATCAAGAACTTCATGGGCTATAGCACCGTGTTCCTGCTGTCTGACGATGAGATCAAACGCGGTCGTGTTATTGCGACTCCGGTCGAGAACATTGTCCTGTACTACATTGACCCAGCTGACAGCGATTTCGCCCGTGCCGGTCTCGACTACAGAACCGACGGAGAAACCAACCTTGTCGGTTTCCATGTGCAGGGCAACTACTCCACTGCGGTCTCCGAGTCCTTTGCGATCATGGGCATGACCCTGTTCGCGGAGTATCAGGACGGCATTGCCGTTGCTGACATTGACGAGACCCCGACGCTCGGCACGCTGACGGTTACCTCTGCGGCGGGCACGGCGACAGGTGACACGAAGATCACGGTAACGCCCGCGAAGGAAGCAAGCGGCAACGTCTACAAGTACAAGGTAGGCGATTCGGCTGAGACTGTCACCTACGGCCAGAACGTCAGAACGTGGCCGACGTGGGACGGCAAGTCCGATGTCACGGCAGCGACGGGCAAGAAGATCACAGTCGTTGAGGCTGACGCGACTTACAAAGCGCAGAAGGCTGGCAACGCAACGGTAACGGCAAAGTAAGGAGGCGGCAGCGCAATGCTAACCGAATTGTGCGGGGTTCTGCGGAACTGGTTTGAAACGGATCGGATCAGCGGAACGTACACAGTAGAAAACGGCAGCATTGCGCTGCCGTTCCTGCAAGAAGGGCAATTCTTCCGGATTGTAGGTTCCGTTTTTAATGACGGTGTGCACCAATACCCGGATTACGGGATGGCCGACGAGACCTTTGATGGCTCTGTCTGGCCGATGGCCGTCCCGTCCGCTGTCCTCGCCCTCGAAGCTGAGATCAGAGCATGGCAGGAGAAAAACGGGGACGCGGCAGCAAGCCCGTTTACCTCGGAAAGCTTCGGAGGCTATAGCTACTCGAAGGGATCGAGCGGAAGTGCCTCCGCGAATGGGGCTGTGACATGGCAGACGACGTTCAAATCGCGCATGAACCAGTGGAGGAAGATCTGATATGAGTTTACTTGATGATTTTGCCCGCCCGTGCGTGCTGCTCGAAAAAAGCCGGACGCCGGACGGAGCGGGCGGTTACGTCACGATATGGACGGACGGGGCGGAATTCGCAAATTACCAGATGCTCGATACGTCCATGGAGGCTCGCAGAGCGGAGAAGGAGGGCGTGACAAGCGTTTACTCGGTGCTTGTGCAAAAGGCCGTACCAATCGATTATAACGACTTCTTCCGCGACAAGACGACCGGCGAGACGTACCGCGTCACATCCGAGCCGAAGGACAAACAGACGCCGAAGTCCGCTAGCTTTGCCCTGAAATACTTCACTGCTGAAAAGAAAGCACTGCCGACATGACAAAAGACAAAGCATTGCACGCGTGGTTCTCACAATTCCTGACGGCCTATCCCGCGTCCAGCGTGCCGGACGACGCCGTTTTCCCGTGGCTGACCTATGAACTGATCACAGGCGCGTGGGACAGCGGAGAAATCGGCCTGACAGTAAATCTGTGGTACTACACAACGCAGGAAGCAGAACCAAACGCGAAAGCGCAGGAAATCTCGGACGCTATCGGCTTGGGCGGCGTGTTTGTGCCGTGTGACGACGGCGCAATCTGGATCAAGCGCGGATCTCCGTGGTGCCAGAACGTCCGGGACGATTCTGATGCAAATATCAAGCGGCGGTATTTGAACGTCACAATCGAATACATTACCGCGAACTGAAAGGACTGATTTCATGGCGAAATTTACGAAAATTCCTGCAGATACCTTCAAGCAACTGCAGATTAACGCCGGTGTGATCCTGAGCGGGTTCACTCCGGCAACCGGCGCATTTGAAGCCGAAGACCAGATCGGCGCAACGACCGGCGGCATTACGTTCGCGGCAACGCCGACGTATTCGGACTACGGCGAAGACGTTGACAACTGCCCAAAGAACACCATGGAGCTGAAGCGGCAGGACGACGTGGACGTAAAGTGCTCCGGAACATTCGTTACGGTAACAACAACGTCCGCGAAGTCCCTGATGGCGGCGGCGGACATTGACGGAACGGACACAACCAAGGTCGTCCCGCGCCGCGACCTGTCCAGTGCTGATTTTTCTGACATTTGGATTGTTGGGGACTACTCCGACAAGAACGGCGCGAATAACGGCGGGTTTATCGCGATCCGCATGATGAATGCGCTTTCTACCGGCGGATTCCA